CGACGTTGATGCGTTGCTGATTGTCCTGCCGCGCATGACCTACCCGAACCTGACCAAAGACGAATGCCACCGCCTGGAGTTGCCTGACCTGGTGGCGCTGGCCGGTAAGGTTGTCGGTTTTTTGTCGCCGAACTCGGCAGCGTAGCACTGGACGCCCGCCTGGGCGTGGATGATTTGATGGCGGATATCGCGGTGATATTCCACTGGCCGCCGTCGGAAATGGCCGGAATGTCGCTCACCGAGCTGCTGAACTGGCGGGATAAAGCGGTGCAACGCAGTGGAGTGAACCATGAGTAATCGGCTACAGCTTCAGGTGTTGTTGAAGGCCGTCGACCAGGCCACTCGCCCGCTAAAGAGTATCCAGCAGGCCAGTAAAAAACTGGCAGCGGATATCAACGTGACCCAGGGCACCCTCAAATCCCTGGACGCACAGGCGCGCCGGATTGAGGGCTTTCGTAAAACCAACGGGCAATTGGCGGTCACCGGCGAGGCACTGAAAAAGGCCAAGGCCGAAGCGGCCGCCCTGGCCGTGCAGTTCAGGGCCACGGCAAACCCTACGGCGCAACAGGCGCGTTTACTGGCCGCGTCCAAACGGGCCGCCAGTGAGCTGCAAACCAAATACAACGGCCTGCGCCAGTCGGTGCAACGCCAGCGGGAGGCACTCAACGCCGATGGCATCGCCACCCGTAACCTGAGCGCCGAACAGCGCCGGTTAAAAGCCAGCGTGACCGAGGCCAGCGCCAGCCTGGCACGTCAGCGGCAAGAGCTGGAACGCCTGAGCCAAAAACAGAGTGCTGTGAATCGCGTTAGTGCACGCTATCAGAGAGGTAAAGCGCTGGCCGGGTCGGTACGCAATGCCAGTGCCGCCGGGGTCGGGGTTGCCACTGCTGGGCTGTACGCCGAAAGCCGGTTTATTGCACCGGGCGTCGAGTTTGACCGGCAGATGTCAGATACCCAGGCCACTCTGGGACTGGCTAAGAATGACCAGCAACTGGCGGCCATCCGCCAACAGGCGCGGGATATCGGCGCGACCACGGCGTTTTCCCCGACCGATGTCGCCCGTACCCAATCGGTGTTGGCAAAGTCCGGCTTTGACGGTAACGCCATACTCAAATCGACCGAGTCCACCGTCAATCTGGCGTTGGCGTCCGATTTGGACATTGCCGACGCGGCGGACATCATCACCAACATGCAGTCGGCGTTTAACCTGCCGATCGATGAGGTGCAGCGTGTTGCCGACGTGATGACCAAGGGGTTCACCAGCTCCAACAGCAACCTGATGGATTTTGGCGAGGCGATGAAGTACGTCGCACCGATTGCCGAAGCTGCCGGGGCCAGCATTGAAGACACCACCGCAATGCTTGGCGTGCTGGCCGATAACGGCATCAAGGGCAGTATGGCTGGGACGGCGACCAGCGCGATGTTTACCCGCCTACAGTCCCCGGTCGGGCAAGCGGGGGATGCGTTGTCAGAGTTGGGGGTAAAAACCCAAGACGACAAAGGCAACATGCTGCCGATTGCCGGTATTTTGAAGAAAATCGATTCGTCGTTTAAAAAACACAAACTGGGTACCGCGCAGCAGGCGGAATACCTGAAGGTGATTTTTGGCGAAGAAGCGATGAAAGGCGCTATCAAGCTGATCGGTGCCGCCGGTAACGGCAAGTTGGCGACCAAACATGACACGGTGAGCCGTTCCAAAGGGGCGACCGCGCAGATTGCCAAGGTCAAGGTAGACAACCTGGACGGTGACCTGAAAAACCTGTTCTCCGCCTGGGAAGATGTGCGTATTGAGGTGTTCGACGGGCAGAATAGTGCGCTGCGTCAACTGACCACCACGGCAACGCATTGGCTGGCAACCGCTGGCGCGTGGGTAAGGGCCAATCCTGAACTGGTCGGCACCCTGGTGAAAGTGACCGCTGGAGTCACCGCGCTTATTGGCGGGCTGGCTGCAATCGGTCTGATTGCCTGGCCGGTGATGGCCGGAGTCAATATGTTGGTGGCCGGTGCCGGGTTGCTGGGTACGGTGTTTACAGTGGTGGGTGGCGCGGTTGCGGCGGCGTTTGCCGCCATTACCTGGCCGGTTCTGGCATTGATTGCCGCCGTGGCCGCCGGTGCGTTGCTTATCCGCAAATACTGGGAGCCGATCAGCGCCTTTATCGGTGGCGTGGCCGAGGGCTTCAAGGCCGCTATGGCCCCGGTGGCTGCGGCTTTCTCACCGCTCAAGCCGATTTTCGACTGGTTTGGCGAGAAGATTAAAGCTGTCTATGACTGGTTTATGGCGCTGCTGGCCCCGGTGAAGTCTACTCAGGCCGAACTGCAAAGCGCCGCCGAGATGGGGCGTAAGTTTGGATCCGCCATTGCGGGGGCATTGAACCTGCCCATGCAGGTACTGGAGAAGCTCGGCAGCAAGGTCGGTTGGCTGGCGAAAAAGCTCGGCTTGATGAAGGGCGAAACCGCCGAGCTGGATAAACAGACGGTGATCAATGCCCCGAATGCTACCGGTGCCGACGGGTTGGGTTATTCGCCCAGCGGTGGCTTGCTGGCGGCCAATCCTGTACCGGTAGTGAAAACGGCTCCACCAATGGGCGCGTCTGGTGTATTGCCAGCCCCGGTGGTCAATGTGGCCTCCAACACGACTTTACCGCCGCCCGTGGTGCAGGTTTCCCCGGCGGCCATCGCCTTGTCACCGGAGGTTGAGGCACCCGACCAGCCCACGACATCCGCCATGGCCCCGGAACAGCTCGCGCCGTCGATGAATGTCCAGGCCGCCAAGCCACTGGCCCCGCAGCGTTATGCACCGGTGGTGCCGGGGGCGTCCAGTGCCTACACCGACAACAGCGTGACGCACAACCGGTTTGATGTTGTCGTTCCCCCAGGGATGAGCCAAGAAGAGGTCATCCGGCTGTTGAATGAGGCGCAGGCGCGGCAAGAGCGTGAACGTCGCGCCCGTGCGCGCAGTGCCATGACCAGCTAGAGGAAGATCACCATGATGCTGACATTAGGGTTCTTTGTTTTCATGCTGCAAACGCTGCCTTACCAGTCGATGCAGCGCACGGCGGATTACCGCTGGCCGACCAATGGCCGGGTGGGGCAGCGGCCTGCCGCGCAGTTCCTGGGGCTGGATGAGGAGAAAATCACGTTATCCGGGGTGTTAGTGCCAGAAATCACCGGCGGGCGCTGGTCACTGCTGACCGTGCAGTTGATGGCGGAGCAGGGCCGAGCATGGCCGCTGATTGAAGGCACCGGAACCATTTACGGCATGTTCGTAATTGAATCAGTGAGCGAGACACACAGCCAGTTCTTTGCCGACGGTAGCCCGCGCCGCACCGAGTTTACCCTGACGTTAAAACGGGTTGATGAGTCCCTGGCGGCGATGTTTGGCGACCTGCGACAACAGGCGGGAGAGTTGTACGGGCAAGCCGGGGAACTGGCCGGAAAGGTGGGCGGGTTCTTGTCATGATAACCGGCGTATCATTACCCGCCGGGGCGCGCATTGCCCCGGACTTCTCCCTGACCCTACAGGGAAACAACATCACCCAGAACATCCGCGCCCGGCTGCTATCGTTAACGCTGACGGATAACCGAGGTTTTGAGGCTGACCAGCTCGATATCGAACTGGACGACAGCGACGGCCTGATGGTGATGCCGCAGCGTAATGCGGTGCTGTCACTGGCGCTAGGTTGGCAGGGCTCGCAACTGACGCACAAAGGGCGGTTTACGGTGGATGAGGTGGAGCATCGGGGCGCACCGGATACGCTGACGATCCGCGCCCGCAGTGCTGATTTTAGGGGCTCGCTCAATACCCGCCGGGAAGCCTCTTACCATGACACCACCCTGGGTGACATCGTGGAGCAGATTGCCGCCCGCAACCAGCTTACTGCCAAGCTGGCCGCCGGGTTGGACGCGATAAAAATCAGCCATATCGACCAGACACAGGAAACGGACGCGGCGTTTGCTACCCGGCTGGCCTCACTCAATGGCGCAGTGGCCGCTGTTAAAAACGGGTGTCTGCTGTTCATCCGCCCAGGGAACGGCACCACGGTGAACGGCAAACCGCTGCCGGTGATGACCATCACCCGCCGTGATGGCGATCGGCACAACTTCAGCCTGGCCGATCGGGATGCCTACACGGGCGTGACTGCCAACTGGCTTAACACCCGGCAGCCCAAACCGCAGAAGGTGAAACTGCAGCGTAAACCCAAAACCCAGCACCTGCGTGCCCTGCAACACCCGAAGGCCAAACCGGCCACACAGAAGGCAGCTAAACCCGCTGAACCGCAAAAAGGGGAATACCTGGTCGGCGCGGAAGATAACGTGTTTAGCCTCCCGACGGTGTACGCCACACAGGCCGCCGCTATGCGTGCCGCGCAGGCCAAGTGGGAGAAGTTACAGCGCGGTGTGGCCGAGTTCTCGTTATCCCTTGCCATGGGCCGTGCGGATCTCGTACCGGAAACGCCGGTGCAGGTGAGCGGGTTTAAACAAGTGATCGACGCGCAACCCTGGATAGTGAGCAAGGTAGTGCATAACCTGAGTAACAGCGGTTTTACGACGGCGGTAGAATTAGAGGTATTGCTATCTGATGTCAGCTACGAGGCTTCATAAATTCACTTTGTAAGTTTGTAAATTAGATTAAAGCTAATTTAAATCCAGATCGCAACGCGTATCATCGCGGCAAGAGCCATTGTTAAGGATATTGCCGTGTTTCATTGCCCGTTATGTAAAACTGCTGCACATGCCCGGTCGAGCCGTTACCTGAGCGATCAAACCAAAGAACGCTATCACCAATGCCAGAACATCAATTGCGGGCATACGTTTAAAACGATGGAAACATTTGATAGTTCAATCATGGTGCCAGGCGTAATCAACAGTGCACCGCCGCATCCCACAAGGGGCAATCAAGGTACTCTTTGGATTTAATGAAAGCCCGCGATAAAGCGGGTTTTTTGTTGCCTTGAGTAAGGTAAACAGCCACTGCTGAAGTAGGGATTGATACAAGAGGGGCAGAGAGCCAGAAAGTAGAGCGACACTTTTGCGACACTGCTAGCTAGGAACAAAAAAGCCACCTCGTGAGAAGTGGCTTAATTATATGATTTTAAAGCTAAAATTTGGTGGCCCCTACTGGACTTGAACCAGTGACCAAGCGATTATGAGTCGCCTGCTCTAACCAACTGAGCTAAGGGGCCAGGCGGCGTGATTATACGGTAATCATGGGATACAGGTCTACACCCATAAAACCATATGATGTTTTTATGCACAGTTCTAGCCTGTTGTAATTGCAGGCAGATTTTGCGATAACCGCTGTTAATTCCTTTTAACGGACTGGTGATACTCATGGAACTCTTGGCGCCAAACCTACAGGTGGTGTTCTGCGGCATCAATCCTGGCCTTTCCTCTGCCCATCAGGGCTATCCCTTTGCCAACGGCAGTAACCGCTTCTGGAAGGTGATCCATCAGGCGGGCTTCACCGATCGCCAGTTGGCACCGGAACAGTGGCTACAACTGCAAGATAATGGCTGCGGGATCACCGCTCTGGTCGCGCGCCCAACGGTGGCGGCCAGCGAACTTACACGTGATGAGCTGCGCGGTGGTGGAGAGGTGCTCAAAGAAAAAATTCTGCGTTACCAACCGCGTGCTTTGGCGATCCTGGGGAAACAGGCGTTCAGCAGTGCGTTTGGCGTGCGTAATGCAGCCTGGGGGCGACAGGAAATGATGCTGGGTAAAACCGAGGTGTGGGTATTGCCTAATCCCAGCGGATTGAACCGTGCCACGCTGGAGCAGCTTACCGAGAGTTACCGCGAGCTATTCCTGGCGCTGAAATAAGGCATAAAAAAACCCCGGCGAGCCGGGGTTCTTACGAGGTCGTTAAACCTTAGTCATCCAGGAAGCTACGCAGCACTTCTGAACGGCTTGGGTGGCGCAGTTTACGCAACGCTTTGGCTTCGATCTGACGAATACGCTCACGGGTAACGTCGAACTGTTTGCCCACTTCTTCCAGCGTGTGGTCAGTGTTCATATCGATACCGAAACGCATACGCAGCACCTTCGCTTCACGTGCGGTCAGGCCAGCCAGGACGTCGTGCGTGGCAGAACGCAGGCTTTCAGAAGTGGCAGAATCCAGTGGCAGCTCGAGGGTGGTATCCTCGATGAAATCGCCCAGATGTGAATCTTCATCATCACCAATCGGCGTTTCCATGGAGATCGGCTCTTTGGCGATCTTCAGCACCTTACGGATTTTGTCTTCTGGCATCAGCATACGCTCGGCCAGCTCTTCCGGCGTTGGCTCACGGCCCATCTCTTGCAGCATCTGGCGCGAAATACGGTTGAGCTTGTTGATAGTCTCAATCATATGCACCGGAATACGGATGGTACGTGCCTGGTCGGCGATAGAGCGGGTGATAGCCTGACGGATCCACCAGGTGGCGTAAGTTGAGAACTTGTAGCCACGACGGTATTCAAACTTGTCTACCGCTTTCATCAAGCCGATGTTGCCTTCCTGGATCAGATCCAGGAACTGCAGGCCACGGTTGGTGTATTTCTTGGCGATCGAGATAACCAGACGCAAGTTGGCTTCAACCATCTCTTTCTTCGCGCGGCGGGCTTTCGCTTCACCAATCGACATACGACGGTTGATGTCTTTCACCTGCTCGATGGTCAGGCCGGTTTCTTCTTCGATCTGACGCAGTTTTTGCAGGCTGCGCTGAACATCTTCATTAACGTCTTTCAGCTTCTCTGACCATGGTTTACCCATTGCCAGTGCCGCTGCGAACCAGGTGTCACTGGTTTCGTTGCCGGCGAACAGGGTGACGAAGTTTTTCTTCGGCATTTTGCACTGCTCAACGCACAGCTTCATGATGATACGTTCTTGCGTACGAACGCGATCCATCATGGTACGCATGCTGTTGACCAGGAAGTCGAACTGTTTTGGCACCAGGCGGAACTGCTTGAACACTTCAGACAGCTTCAGGATCTCTTCTGCTGCGCTGGCGTGGCTGCGGCCGTTCTTTTTGATAACCAGACGAGTAGCTTCGTACTGATCGCGCAGATCGGTAAACTTCTGGCGCGCCAGTTCTGGATCGATGCTGTTGTCGTCTTCAGCTTCGTCTTCTTCGTCTTCGTCTTTTTCGTCGTCGTCCTGCTCTTCGGTGGTTAATTCAGAACCGATGTGCGTAGCGGTAGGGGCGATGTCCTCTTCCGCGTTAGGATCGACGAAGCCGGTGATCAGATCGGACAGGCGTGCTTCGCCAGCCTCGACACGATCGTACTGCTCCAGCAGATAGGTGATGGCTTCAGGGTACTCAGCAACCGAGCACTGCACCTGGTTGATGCCGTCTTCGATACGCTTGGCGATGTCGATTTCGCCTTCACGCGTCAGCAACTCAACGGTACCCATTTCACGCATGTACATGCGCACTGGGTCAGTGGTACGCCCGATTTCAGATTCTACGCTGGACAGCACCTGAGCGGCAGCTTCTTCCGCATCTTCGTCTGTGCTGTTGGTGTTTTCAGCCAGCAGCAGGTCATCGGCGTCCGGTGCTTCTTCCATCACCTGGATGCCCATGTCGTTAATCATCTGGATGATGTCTTCGATCTGATCGGAGTCGACGATATCTTCCGGCAGATGGTCATTGACCTCAGCATAGGTCAGATAGCCTTGCTCCTTACCACGTTGGACAAGAAGTTTAAGCTGTGACTGCGGGTTTTGCTCCATAAGACGGTATCCACACTTCAGAGTATTTGGGTTGGTGTCGGTCGGCGAAACCGCCAACAATAGCATTTGGGGCGTTTTTGTTGTTGCCGCGGCCCACTGTGGCGGCATATTGCAGGGCTCTGCCCTCGCATTTATCGGCACTTAAGCCGTTTGGTATTCAGTCTTT